CCGTAGTTTTTAGATATTTGAACTATTTTATTTAAGGTAGGTTCTACTACTTTATTATTAACAACACTTCCTGTAGGAGCACCTTCAAAACTTAAATAATTTTCTCTTATTTTATATTTGAATACTTCGTTTCCGTATGTAGTAACAGCTTCTTCAAAGCATGTATAGAAAGATCCACTATCTAATTCTACATCCATTAAAGGAAATCCAAGTCTAGAAGCACAAAATTTTGCTACTTTATCTGCATCTGCTTGAAACTCAGTATCTGTATCGTAAAATCCGAAAGGAGTAGATCCAGTAGTAAACGTTGAACTACCACCCCATATTGCAATATCAGCCATCTATGAATAGTTTATTTATAAATAGCAAAAAAAAAGAGGCCCGTTAAGGCCTCTCTTATTTATTATTCTACTTTAATCTTAGATAGTAGTTAAATCACTAATAAAGACTTTTCCGTAGAATTCAGGTCTGATCATCTTCTTAGCATAACGAGTCATTAAACCTTTTCTAGGAGTGAAGGTTTCTGGATCGTATACTAGAGGAGTCATCATTAATGGTACGTATGGAGCATAAACTGCACCAGTTTCTAAGAATTGAGATCCTCTATATCCTAAAAGTAAGATATTTTCAGTCATATAAGGGTTCTTGTATACTTGGAATCTGTTGTTTAATGCACCTACTTTTTGTACGCCCATTGCAAATTGATCCTGATCACCAGTTGTATTAGCAGCATATCCAGGAATAGATTCTAGGATTGTAGCTACTGAAGGAGAACAAACTACGAAGTTTGCACCACCTCTTAATGTTTTCTGGTGAATTTTGTTAGATACTTTTTGGATTTTAGTACCAAGAGTTTGGAACCATTGTCCTTGAGTATTATAGAAGTCTGAAGTGGAAGTAGTAAATGTTGTTCCGTTCCATACTTTGTTGTTCTCAGCAGACCACTTTTCAGTTGTTCTAGCACCTACGATCAACATATCTAGAATCTCTAGATCGATTTCCATTGAAATGTACTCACTAAGTAGTGAAGTCAATTCAGCTTCTGCATCGATAGAGTGATATGCATTAAGGTCTTGAGCAAATTCAGGAGTCCATTGAGCTTTCAATTTACGAGTCTTAGCAACTACTGCTTCAGATTGTAATTGAACGTCAATTTCAGGAATAGTGATAGAAGTATCAACTGCAGCAGCTGAATCAGCTTCGAAGTCTCCTCTTGTATTATCTACAGGTTGTAAGCTATGCTTTACAGATCCAGCAAATTGTCCGTTGACAGCAACGGTAATATCACTTTTCTTAACTACGAAAGTTACATTGTTACCAGATACACTAGTAAGTTCTGGATAGTTAGTTACATCAGCTGATGCAGATAAAAGAGTAAATGATCTTACAGCTTCTTTGTCAAATTTAACAGATGACATATCTACTACATAAGTAGCATAATCAGAAGGTAATTTTTCCTCGTTATAAGCAATTGAGCTAGAAGCAGCAGAACCAGTAGCTTGTGAAGATACTGATAATGATTGTTCGTTTACTGAGTATCCGTATTGTCCAGCTCCGTAAAGACCTCCAGCGGCGTCAGTATCAGCAGCCATTTTAGTAGCTCCGTCAGTTACGTTACCGTACATGTTGTCTCCGTCTGATCTTCCGCCTGTAGCAGTACCGTATTTAAAGTCTAAGTAAAAGATTAGACCTGAAGGTAAGCTCATTGGTTGAACAGATACGAAATCTTGAGCTACGATTTGAGAAAATACTTTTCTCACTAATGGAAGAGCAACTCCAGCCCACTGCTCACCAGCTCCGGCTGTAAAGCCAGTTGATGTACCAGAAGCACCAGTGTTGTTAGCTTCAGCAACGATTTGCTTTGCTTGATTTTCCAAAATCATAGCCATGTTGGCAGTTCCTTTCTCATCTAGTCCTTCTAGGAGTCCGGATTTGCCCCATTTTTCAGCGAGTCTATTGGCATCAGCTTGTAAGCTTTTGTAGCCGTTAGCACTCTCTAATAGGTTATTAATTTCCATGGTTGTGTTTGTTGTTTAATTTATTAAATAATTCCAGCTAATTTTTGCATTCTACGAACGGCATCAGATACTTCTGCAATTACTTCAGGCTTTTTAGCTGTTGTTCCTGTTGCTTTGCTTGCAGATCCTTTGTGTTCTTTGATTGTAGTCTCTTTTTTAGTTCCTACATTATCAGAAACTGTTTCGTAAACTAATTTTACTTCTTTAACCGTTTCAGCTTTATCGAAAGCTGCAATAACGTTTACTTTTTGAGATTCTGATAAATTAGTAGATTTAAAGATTTTATTAACATAAAGAAGTTTACTATTTAAAATATTAACTTCATTAAGTTCTTTTTTGAGAGTTTCAATAGTTTCTAAAGCTTGGTCAAGTTCTGATTTGTCTTCTTTAGCAGTTTCTTTAAGATCAGCTACTCTATTAATATTGTAGTCTTTTCCGTCTGATTCTGCATTAACTTGAACTGATGTATCTTCAGTTACTTCTTCTTCCATCTCTTTTTCTTTATCACCTTCGGCGATATCTTCTAATTCACGGATAAGTTCGTCAAGATCGATTTCTTCTTCTTCTGCACCCATTTCTGGTTCTGCATCCATAGAAGGCTCTTCATCTCCCATTCCTTCAATATCACCACCATCCATATCGTCAGCAGGAGCATCGGAATGTCCTATCTCTTGTGCGATTATGTCTCTGATCATATCTTTAAATTGGTCGACTGATAAATCTTTTAGATCTTCGTCTCCGTCAGCTTCTTCAGCATCGTCATCAGATTCTTCTGAATCATCCTCTGCTTCGTCTTCTTCAGCTTCGCCAACTGGTTCTACTTCTGTTAGGTCTTCCTCTATTGCAGTTTCTTCCATTTTGTCGTCATCATGCTTAGCTTCGTCTACTTCATCAGTAGTAGCTTCTTCCATTTTGTCGTCATCATGTTTAGCTTCGTCTTTTTTCTTACTGTGCATACCTTCATCTTTTTTGTCCTTATGCATAGCTTCGTCTACCTCTTCTTCGACTTCATTAACTACTTCTTCTACTTCTTCAGACTTAGCGTCCATTTCTTGTAGTTTAGCAGCTAACATGTCTTTCAGATGAGGAGTTAAAGTCTCTTCTAAAGCTTCTTTGGCGTTAGCAATAGCGGCTTCACGAACAGATTTAGCTTCAGCAATAGCTTGCTTGAATAAATCTTTGTTTGCCATTTTAAAAAATTTGTGTGATTTTCTACGATTATTTAGAATCGTAATATGAATTGATTTTTTTAATAATACAGTATAAGGAACTGTATATTTTATATAAATATATACTGTTTCCGGAAAACTGTAAAATTAAGAGAAAGTATCTGCTATATCACCTAATTCGGTAGTGAGATTATTTAGGTCTCCATTTATTTCTTCACTATGATCATCTAGGTGTTCGGCATGTTTAAAATGCTGTACTTTTTTTATCATTCCCAATATATTGAAGCCTGCGAGAGAAAATCCGCTTACTCCTGCTTGTTTAGCAGCTCCAAGTAAAGCTGTCTTAATAGATACTGCCATTGAGGCTTTGAAGAAAGGTGCTACAAATGCGAAAAGCTTAATAGCAGCTATACCGATTAAAATTAACATTAATCCTTTATATAATTTAGTAGCAGTACCCATTGCAGCTTCAACCTGCTCTTTAGAAGGTTTTTTAAACTTTAAGAATTTAGCTATACCTCCAGCTTCTTTACCGGCTTTTTTAGCTGCTAATAACCAGGCTATACCTTTAGGTCCAAGTATCCCTGCTACTTTTTTAGTAAATGCTACAAAAGTATTAGGCCAAGATTTTTCATCTTTACCTAATTTAGGAAAAAATTTATCAGTAAATTGTTTTACTTTTTTAGCTAAATATTTACCAAAGTCTGTGCTAGTAAGAAAATCTTTTATCCCGCCGAAGAAACTAATCATAGCATCTACTACAGGAAATCCAGTCTCTATAGCTTCTTTAAGATCTTTATCTTTGTGTGCTTCTTCTTTTAAGTAAGAATAAAAAGCGACATTGGCTGTTATTTCAGCTAAAAGGTCTTGGTTATTATTTGAAGATTCTAATTTTAGATTCTCATAACCTTCTAATACCATAACAGATACTTTACGTATCTCTTCTTTTGTAAGAGAAAGGTTAATATTATTATTCTCTAAAATTAAAGTTGAAAGTTTCATTATGCTCTCAATATATCGTTAATGATAGAATCTAAAATAGTATATTTATTTACTTTTTTTCCTTCATTTAACGATACAGGATTCATAAATGCACCATGAGTAGAAGGATTAGATACGAAGTCCCAACATACTAAATCAAAATCATCTTGTACTTCTAAATGTCCTTCGTTCGTCTGGTTAACTGATCCCGTACCTCTAGATGAAATACCAATAGTATGACCAGCTTTAATAATTTCTTTTACTATATTACCTGCGGGTGTATTTAATAATTCAACTTTACCCATCAAATCATCTCCTTTCCAGTATAAATCTTTTACTACGTGAGAAGCATTTTTTAAAGAGACAACAGGAGATTCAGGGTGATCAAGTTCTCCGAATGCATTACCATTCTTTACGAACTCTTCCATATATTTTTTAGACTCTCTTACTAATATGTCTTTAGAGTAAACTCTACCGTTTTGATTTTCGGCTTTAGCTCTTTGCATAACTCCTTCAACCTCAAATACTCCGGGTCTAGTTTTTGACTCCCTTATAATCGGTTTAAATGGTGTTACATCTACTAATAGTTGTGCCATGTTTTATTTTTTTTAAATATCTAATACTGTTGCTAAAGCATCTTCTGCGCTAGTACCCGGTTGTTCATCCATAAGTGCAATTGCATCTCTAGCAATATCGATTACTTTCTGCTCTTGTTCAGCATTAGGTCCCATACTTACTTGAAGTGTCCCTGCTCTTTCATTACCTTCATCTACATCCTTACCTTTCTTTTCAAATAAGCCTCTTGCTTTATCTTTTTCTACGATTGCATATTCTTTTTTAGTTTCAGCATGTAGCGGGTGTTTAGGATCTTGAAGAATTCCAACTACATCTTGTACAGCATCTCTAATATTGAGATCAAGAAAACCTGCATAATTAGAATCACCATCTTTAGCGTTTTGAATATATGTATCAGCAATATAGGCTAATATTTCTCCATCGTGATCTTTTCCTTTCTTTTCAGATACAGTAGCTTTTTGCATTAGTGCTGTTGTGGTAGACTCTTGTTCGAAATAAGCAATCTTATACTCATACCCTTCTGCATGAAAGCTTAACTCATTTTCATACTCATAGTAATCTTGATAATCATTTTCAATACCGATTGCTCTTAATCGTTCGAACATTTTTAATGCTTCATCAGCTGATACTATACCTTCGTTTTGTTGTTTGCCGTGACCACCGTCTTGAGTTAAAACAAGTACAGGTTTGCTCATATCTATACCTACTGCTTTGAATACTTCAGATACTTCTATATCTTTAGTAGCTTCAGGAAGTTCATTTTCATTTAATATCTTACTGTTTTGTGTAAGTTTATTTTCTGTTAAGAACGTTCTAAGGTTAAAATTATTTTTCATTTTATTTTTATTTATTTTCTTTAACTGGTGTAAATACTGTTTCTTTTGGTGCTTCTTGTTGAATATAGCCTTTATCTACATCAGCCTGAGAAATGCGTTTTACTTGCGGCATATCTAAACCTCCGTGAAATTGGTTTTTTATAATAGGTTTTAAATCTCTTTTAAAAGCGTTTTCGATAGATGGTGCAATAAATGCTCCCACTTTTAAACCTTCTTCGTTTCTAACTTCACCTAAATCATTATATACCTTTTGAATCTTACTTCTTGTCTTATCATAAAATGATTCAATTTCAGTAACAATATTTTCAAGTGCAATAACGGCTGGTTTAAGTCCTTCGAAGTCTCCATACTCATCAGCTATCTTAGCTAAGTCGTTAGTAGCAGCTTCATTGATAATTTGTTCTTCTAATACCTTAGTTATAATATTTTTTACAGCTTCATTGACGTTAGGCTTCTTACCTTCGTACATTCCTTCTAGATCCTCTTCGTCCATTTCATTACCTTTTAAGTCGATAGCGTATCCATATCCTTCTTTAGGTCCATCACCGTCTCCATAATCGCTATATATACCTCCTTGTATATAATATCCGTTAGGGTATTTTTCAATTGACATAATTCTACCGTCATCATTAGGATCAAAATCTCCTTTTTCGTATGTTTTACCGCCTACTGTAAGCTTCTTTAATTTTTTAGCTTTGAAAGAAGCTTTAGTGTCTTTAGGTTTATTCTTATCATAATCTGCAAATTGTCTATCTTGAACAGCTCTTACTTCAGCTGGAGTACCTAAACCAGGAGCTCCTATATCAACACTTTTGATTTGATCTCCATCGTACTTAATTTTTGCATCTCTGCCTGCTTTTTTAGCTGCTGCTACTAGCTCTTCAGCATTTTTTTTCTCTTCCTCTGGAGTATGACCGACTACGGTTAAATCTTCATTAACATCTTTACCCATCGCTTTTTTGATGGCTTTATCTTTGGCATGCATATAATCATCTCCGTCTACATCTCCGTCTCCGTCATGATCTTTTCCTTTCTTTTCGTCAATATAATCTGTATTAACTGATAAGAAATTATTATATTCATCTTCAACAGAATCCATATCCATACCTTGAATATCGTCTTTATGAGTCTTAATAAAGTCCTTAATAGAATCATTACCTGCTCCTTTAGATTTAAGAAAAGCAACAATACCGCCTAAAGTTTCTTTAAGAGTAGGTAATTCTATTACTTCTTCTACCTCATCTTCTTTACCCATTGCTTGTTTGATAGCAGCATCTTTTTTAGCTAAGTATTCTTCTTCTGTCTCTTCTAATCCAGCTTCCATAGTATCACCTGAGTGTACATTGACCATATCAAGTTTATCTAGGATTTGATCTATCATTGAACGTATACCAGTGTTCTTAATAGTAATCCACTGGTTAGTATTATCGTCCCAAACGTATCCGTATTCTGCTCCATACGAATCGATTTCTTCTCCAATTTCTCTTGCTCTTTGTTCTTTATCGTCTGGAAGGACAAGTTTACCTGGCTTTTCTTTATGGGTTGCAGAAACTTCTCCTGTATCAGCATCAATTCCTGTGATATAGCCTTTCATTGCTATATCCTTAGCTTTTTCATCATCATTGTAATGCGTCTGTAGTGCCTTACCTAAATGAGAAGGATAACCATCATAATGGTTGTAAGTAGTAGTTAATCTATCCCCGCTTAAGAATCCAACTAATGCTCTTGTACCTTCTACTAATCTTTCTTTTCTTTCTTTTAACGTAGCTTTTTTCATATCGTTAAAAGTATCTTTTTCGAGAGCTCCTCTTTTTACTTCTACTTCTTTATCATGTTTATTTACTTTAGAAGAGTCACCAGAGATTAGATGGTAGTAGTGTAGAGGGTCTTTTTTAAGATTAGCTACAGCTTTCTTTTTAGCTTTAACTTGATCATCCATTGAGATATTACCGTGGGACATTAATCCCATAACCTCTAATTCTATATCCAATGCTCTTCTTAGAGAATCATCAGAGTATTTAAATGTATCATCTATTTCTTGCTCTTTTTCTTCGAAGAGCATATTTTTATTTTTAAGTATTTGAACCGTAGAGTCATAGGTACCTACAGGACTTATATACATCGGATAGGATTGTCTCATTTGTCTAACGAATTCCGTCTTAGACATCCTACCTTCGTTTACGGCTCTATATTTTTCAGTTACTGTTATTGTTCTCATTCTGTAAATAATCTATAAGTTTCGTACTATAAGGTCTTTTTTTTCTTTTAACGTTTTTATATCCAATATTCTTTAATGCTTTGGTAGCTCTTTTACTTTTACCAAAAGCAAATGGAGTTGCATACTGTGCTCCTGTTCCTGGAGTAAATGTTGCACCTCCTGCATTTGTAACGTTTGCTTCTTCAAGTTCTGTTATAACTTCTCTAACAAGAGAAATAAGTTCAGATCTCTTCATTATAAAGTTTTTAGTTCATTGACTAAATCGTAATACATCATAAGATTTACTAAATGACTATCGGATACTTTATCTTTATTAGTAAGAGGTAAAATATTTTTAGATACCTCAACTAATTTTATTTTTACTACGTCGTCTTTAACTTTACCTGTTAAATTTTTAACTAAATCTTTTATTTTATTTAGCTCCTCATTAACCATAGTGCGTAATTTTTGACTAGAGTTAACTGATGTAATAAACTGTCTTAGTATATTTTTTTGTTCTGGTAGTAAGTTTTTATACTTATCATTAAATTTTTCTAATAAGAATTTAAAAGTTAAAAGTTTAAGATCTTTATCATACTTAGAATACTCTTCAATTAAAGTATCCTTAACATTATCAGGATCCTGTTTGTTAGTAGTTAAATGTTCTAAAATAGAAGATTTAAAATTTACTAAAAGATCAGGATCTATTAAGTTATCATTATTCTGAGCTTCAAGTAAACAGTAAAGAGAAGCTACTGCTTTATAATTACTTACTTGAATACCAAAAAATTCATCTAAGTTATAATGCTTTCTTATCTCAGAAATCAAACCGTATTTTGATTTTTTAAGTACTTTTCTATTTAATTTTCTAGATACCTCAGTTATAGTAGAAATAATAAGTTCAGCCTTGTTTTGAGATATATTAGAATTTTTAAGAATATATTCGTATAATTTAAATTCTTTAACTAAAGTGCTATTACCAGAGAAATATTTTTTAAGTATATCTACAGCTGGAGAGCTTTCTTTAGAGAGGGTATCTGAAGCTATTTGTTTAACGAGTAATTCGTATATAAGCCCAGTATTTCTATATTTTGAATGTTTTATTTTCATCTAGATATATTACTAATAATAAATATGGGTTAATTACCTAAATCCTTTATATTATCTTCATTAAGTAATTCAGTAGTATCTTCTTCTTTGTCGCCGAAAACTATCTGTTTAAGAGATTCTTTATTTTTATGGTAAACTGACTGAGTAAGTAACGATTCATTTACGTTTTCTTCATCTGATGGAAATCCTCCATGCATACCGTCTATACCTAATCTATCTCTTCCACCCATTGGGTCATCATTAGTGCCATATACAGAAGCTTTTTCTTGAGGTCGACCGCCTTCTGGTCCTGGTTCTCCGTATCCTGGAGGAACATTACCAGGTCCTTTTTCAGTAGCTGTAGCTCTTCTACCGTACATTGATGCTAAATCATGAGGTGTACCGTATGATCTCCCTGACTTGGCAGGGTCATTTCCTTCAGCTTCTAATTGACCAAGTCTAAATGTTCTTTTACTATCTTCTCTTACTAAATCTCTCTCTTCATTATATTGATCTTCTGATAGACTAAATATAGTTTCGTAGATATAGTCTGATGAGAACATCTTACTATCTTTCATTTGAGCAGCAAGATCTATTTTTTCTTTTAATAGAGCAACTTTTTCTTGTTCGTATATTACAGAAGGAGTTGTTAATTTAACTTCAAAATTAGTTAAACTTTCACCTGTGAAGCCTTGTGTATATAGGTGTACCAAAGCTATTTTAGTTAATTCAGATTCTAGTATTCTTTGTATTCTTTCTACTGTTCTAGCAAATCTTATATCTTCAGCTGCCAAAGTAGCTTTACCGTTCAAGTCTCCTTCGTACCCGAAATATGCTTTAGGAATCTTAAGAGCAGCAAATAATTTATCTCTTAAATAGTTTATATCGTTAGTACCATCATATTCTAAACCTTTAGTAGTCTCTATTCTAGTAGTAGCATCACCTCCTCTTACTGGAAGGTAGAAATCCTCCATCATATTCTGCATATTAAACTTAAGGTTATATTGACCTGTTTGTTGATCAATATATGGAGTCTTTTTCATAGTGTTGATAGTCTTCTGCATAAACTGCTCTACCTCGTTTGGAGGTATACTACCAACGTTCACAAAGAACATTCTCTTTTCAGGTGCTCTCATTATACGATGAATTAACATCGCATCTTCCATTAAGTTTAATTGCTTGTATATTTTTCTAGCCGGTTCTAAATATGAACGGCCGTAAGGTAGATAATTAGTATCTGATATTAATCTAAAATGTGCTACTTCATAGTTGTCTAACGTAACTACAGTTTTCTTTTGTCTACCAGGAATTTTAGAAGGGTCTTGAGCTGTAGCTAATCCATCCGGGTCTATAACGAATTCAACTTTATTTGGATTTTCTTGATCGTGGCCTTCATGTCTAGAAACATTATAAACAGTATAAGGTAGAACATTGTATACGCCGAATTTCTCTGCTATCTCTAACTTTAAGAAAAAGTCTCCGTACTTACACATGTTCCTAGTCCATGACCATAAATTAAATTCAATATTTAATACGTCATAGAATAAATTATGTAGGACTCTTTGTATATTTTCATCCGATGATTTAATAGTAAGTATATCCCCTGTATCATTTCTAACTGTAGCTTCATCAGAAAGAATATCTAAAGCTGAGGCTAATATGGCATCAGTATCCATAGCTTCATAATCACTGTATAGCTGCAGACGTAAAGTCTGGTAGTTTAAGGTTGGATTATATTGATTACGTGAATTAGGGACATACAGTCTTGAAAATCTGTCAATCAATGAATTAGTTTCATATCTTCCAGATGTTTGTATTTTATTTACATCGGCGACTTTAAGTTCGTTTCCCCCTACATTACGTATAATAACGTCATTCGAAAAAAGTCTTCTTAAACGTCCAAATAAGGATGTATCTGCCATCAGGTTATATTTTTATATAAATAGTATTATTTAAGTAACCAGGTGATATCTTCTTCTCCACCCGGTGTCTTTAAAAGATAAGGATTTTCTTGCATATTACCAACTGTACTTATAATTGCTTGATTACGTTTATTTAAATTGGTAAAAGAAGAAAGTTGAGCTCTAGTCAGGTCCATACCCTGCTGTCTCATTCTTAATGCTGTGTCTCTTACATAAAGTGCTGTTGCACAAGATATAATTAAATCATCGTTATATCTATCTTGAGCTTGAGCTTTACCGTTCTTCCAAACAAATACTCTCATTTCGCTCATTAATCTTTTAGATTGTATAGTAACTGAATGATCTCTTATATACTCTATCATCTTAGCAATAACTAAAGGTCTTGTTTTTGCCGACATTGTAAAGCCAGGAACTAATTTATCTCTTTCAAACTTACTCATATAAGATTCTACAGTCTCCATATTATTTGTAGAACTATAGTACATATTCTTATACTCTCTTTCTAATATTTGTTCTATAGTTGCCCAACCTATATTGGCATTTTCACAAACTAATAATGCATCATTATATTCTGATGCTATACCTACTAATAAGTTACCAAATTCTTTTGGTGCTATTTTGCCTTTATATTCAGCTACTTGTACTGCATTATCTACATCAAATATATGAAATGCAGAATAGTCAGTTGCATCACCTCTA